CTACCAGCATCGACTAAATATTTTGCAATTTTTGTTCTTACTTGTTCAACTGTGCTTTTTTGTGTTTTTTGGAATAATACATCTGCGAAATTATCCATTGCTTCAAAAGAAGGCGATTTAATTGCTTTCATTTTATTTGTTGATTTTATTTACATATTGAGTAAACGCATAATCTACATTAGCAACGTGCCATTTACCATAAGTTATTGGTCGCCCAAATTTGTTTTTTGTGGATATGCTAACGCAAACTACATCAATATTGTATTGTATTCTTAATTGTGATATTCTTGCAGTAAGATTTAATACCCCTAATTGCATTGCTGACTTTCTTGTAATTGTTTTTACTAATAAAAGTTCTGCTAAAATTTCCGCAAGTTGATTTGTTGGATTTTGAATTACAGAAGGACTGAATTTTAATAAATTTTCCATAGTTGTTGTTTGTTTAGTTTCTGTTGTAAAAATTGTTAATTGATTTTCTATTTTTGGTTTTGTAATCCATTCTGGATTAATTGTATTACTAATTTCTTTTATTGGTTCATTGTGAATTTTACGAGTAAAAATTGTTCTAATAATATCTGTAATAAATCCCATAGCTTACAAAATTAATTACACCATTGACTACCAGTTGCAATTACTCCAGAAACACCGCTTACTGTTTTAGTAAGTTGAGTACAATTGTTTCTAACTGTAAAAGTAGAAAACGTAAGCACACCTCCGTTATTGTCGGGTATGTTATAAGACATACTTTGAACAACTACACCGCAATTACAATCTGTTGTAGATGGTGCATTAGCCGAATCAGTTGAGCAACCTACTAAAAAAATTGCTCCTAATAATAATAATGATTTTTTCATTTTTTTTTGATTTATTGATTAAAGTTTCACAAATATAATAATTATTTTAATAATACAAAATATTTTAAAAAATATTTTATATTATTTAAGTTTAATTTAACTCTTTTAGCGTTTTTTCAATTAACTTTCGTAAATCATCGTGGATTATAAAATGTAATGCGGTTTCAAGTACTAATTTTGATGTAACTAATTTCTGTTTTAAAATTTCAATTTCTGTCATTTTTTTTGTTTTAAATTATTAAAATATATTTCCCATAATCTGCATATTTGCCAACATAGTATCTTCGAGTTGGTCTGAATCCATTTGTAAAGATAAACTTGAACCATAACACACGCAATTTATATCTCCAGCTACATCGGTTTCAAATCTTATAAAACCAGCCGAAGTTGGATTGAATTGCTTAAAATCTGAATGATTGTTTAATCCAGAAAATACGATAATTTTTTTGTCGTTTGTTTTAATGTACTTTGCCATAATTTATTTTTTATATTTTTTAAACCACTCTATTAAATAATTCTTTTGACTTAATTCGCCTTTGTAATTGTAATTCCAATCAAAGCAAAAATCATTAATCATTTTAAATACTTCTTCCTCGCTAAAACCTTGTTGTTGCGATTTAGCAAATATAATATGACTTTCTATAATACCATTTTTACTTGCATATATATCCTCATTTATAATTTGTTTTTCAAAATTATTATTTACCCATTCTACTGCTGATTGTTCCATAATTATTTATTTTTGATATTCAACGTAATCGCCTTTCATAAATATTCTAACCGCTTCATCAAACAATTGTATTGATGCTTTGTAACCAGTTGATACTTGTATGCAATCTACCCATTGATACTCAAAACCACCAGTTGTTTTACTTTTGCTAATAGCACCAGTTCTATAAAACCTTTTTACTTCCGATAAACCATATACAACTATATCCGTTGAATTTCCTTCATTAAAAACAAATGTAATATCCAATGGTTTCATTTCACTAACGACATTGTTAATGTTTGTAACATACGTTGTGTATTTTCTAACAAAGGTGTCTTGTGCGTTTACCATAAATCCCGATAATCCAAAAAGCATTATTAATAATAATTTTTTCATAATCTAATTTTTTAATTTTTTAAGTTTAGTTTTCAGTTCCGTTGGAAATTCATTTTTGAGTACCCACTCAAAATAACCCATATCATTAACTACGGGTTTGTGCATATTTTTACCAAACGCCCAACACACATCGCCATTTTCATTGATATAAGTTTTGCCACCAACATCGTGTCTTTTACGGTTTCCTTGACAATAAATATCAATATCTTCGGGTGTCATATCTGGCTTGTTTTCTAATTGGTGCATTAGCACTTCAAATGTTGCTCTTACATCGTTTAACGCATCGTGCGAACCTTCCAAATCTTTACCAGTATATCTTTTGTAAACTTCGGTAAGTGTATTCGGTTTAAGTAGGCGTTCATACTTCAATACATCTACTAAATTAAGTTCCCACGTTGGAAATTCAATATCACATCTACCAAATTCCTCAATAAGCATTGGAACATCAAAACTATCAGAATTGTAACCAGCAATATCACAATTTTCAAAGTAATTAAATAATGATTTTGCTATCTGTGAAAAGTACGGAGCATCTTTAACGGTTTCGTCTGTAATTCCGTGTATATCTGACGCTTCTTTTGGTATTGGTATTAATGGTTTTACTAAAATGTTTTTTTCTTCTTTGTTTCCATCTAAATCAATTTTGATACAAGCTATTTGAACTATCCTATCTGTTTGAATTACGATTCCCGTAGTTTCGATGTCAAAAAAAATAATTGGTTTTGTGATTTTCATTTTATTGTTATTTAAGTTATTGTTTAAGTTATTATTTAAAATAATTTTTGTTGTGCAACGTGATTGTTAATTCGTTGCATTGCTTTGTCAAAATACTCTTTGTCAAGTTCACAAGCGGTTAAGTCAAATTTGTAATCGTGACAAGCTATTGCTATTGAACCTGAACCTAAATGCGTATCAAGTATTTTGTCGCCTTCCTTTGCGTATTTATCGAGAATATATCGGTACAAATCAATTGGCTTTTGTGTTGGGTGTATTTTATCAGTTTGATTGTGTTTATGTATTCCGTAATCATAAATTTTAGCGGGTGTTTTCAACCCCATACTTACCCAAGCATATTCAGCACTTGCAAAATTATCTACCGTTTGTTTTTTATTCCAAATTAAAAAATATTCAGTTGGAGGTAAACTGAAATTATTTGCCCCCCAAATGATTTGATTTTTAGAAACCCTAAAAAGTTGATTAAAATATTCTTCTGTTGGTTTTATGTTGTTCCAATTTTTATGTTTATCTCCAAATGTTGTTGTTTTTTTACTATTTCCACCATCATTTGCTTTAAACCTTTCTAATCCATACGGAGGGTCAACAATAGCCAAGTCAAAATAAAAATCTGGGTATCTTGCCATAAGTAACATATTATCTTCATTTGTAATAGTTAAACTCATAATGATTTTTAATTAAATAATTGAGTTATTAATACACCACATACTGCACCAGTTCCAGCACCAAATGAATACGTTAATTTTTGTTGAATTGTACTTACTGCAATACGAGATACATTAAAAGTCCATAACAAAGAAATAAGAAACGCAACAACAAAAATACCATAGTATAAATGTTGTGTAATTAATACAGTTGAAATAGAAACAAGTCCTATTTGAAAAAACGATTGAAAAAATGTTCTCATAAGTTATTAATGATTGAAGTTAAATAAACTATTATAAGTGCAAATGTAATAAAACAAATAAAGCACATAATTATAAAAAAAGCTAATTGTATATTCTGTTTTCTTTTTACAATTAGCTTTTCTTTTTCGTATAACTCAAATTCTGTTTTTACGATTTTGCGGTTTGGTTTTTTTTTCATTATCTAAAAATTAATTGTATTGCAAAATACGTTAGAAATAATGCAAACAATTTGATTTGAAATTTTCCAGTAAAGAAGTGTTTTTTAGTTTTCATAATTTTGTTATTTTTTAAGTTTGTTGTTAAATTATCTTATTTATTTTTTAAAAGTTTTAATAATTTCAAATCCGTGTTCAAAATCACAATCAGTTTCTGCAATAAATTTCATAGCATCAAATTCATTATTAAAATCTATAACGTGATGTTTTGTAACTGCTAATTCAGTTTCGCTTTCAATACCAGTACTTGTTAGCCAAGAATCTCTGATAATTCGTTGTTCTTTAAGTCCAAAGATTTTAATTGTAATTTCCATAATTTTTGTTTTTAAGTTTGTTATTAATTTTTAAATTTTTTTGTTGTTAATAATTTTTACCAAAGATAGTTTTATTTTGGGTTCGTTAATATTTTGGTTCGTTAATTTTTTGTTAAAGTTTCAATTAATCAGAAACGCAAAAAAAGTTTTTCTCACGGATTTGTCATAATTGGTTGTAACTCGTTGATTATCAAGTATAGTTTTCCCAAGTTTTTCTCACGCAAAAAA